ATCAAAGTTGGCATATTGACTTTCAGTGATGTTATCTTGACCTTGATTGGTCGTAATATATTGAACTGCATTATTTGCAGGTGTTGGTGTGTTCGCTGTTCCACCCATTCCTGAGTGAGACGAACAATAATAATAAAGTGTAGGTGCATTAGATGCCACTACGATTGTAACTTGTGTTGAACTGTTGTGTGTTACGCCAGTTGTGTATTCTGAACCACTTGCGTGTGTCCCATTTGATGTTGTTGAAAACTTAAATGGGTGTGCTGAAGGATAATTAAATATATAAGTATTACCTTCGTATAAATCTAAAGTATCTTGTTGAACTCCATCTATAAAATATTTGTTAGAACCACCAACTGAAGAAACTGTGACTGTTTTAACTAAAGTAGATGGATTGTAATATTTATTGAAACCATAAACTTCTGCTGAGGAAGCATTAGAAAATTCTAATCCATTTGCTGAACCGTTCATAACAAGAGCTTGTCCTGCTGTGCCAAATCCTGAAGGTGTATCTGTTAAATCTTTAATTGATATGTTTGCTAATTGGAATGTACCATAAGCCACAATCATTAAAATATCGTTTGCTGAAGCACCTGTACCTAATACAATGCTAGTACCTGAAGTTGCAGTATAATCTGCATTTGCAAGTTTAACTCCGTTTAAATATACATCTATAAACCCTGCGTCATACGCCAAAGTTTTTGAATTTGTATCTGAACCAGTAAATGTTGTCTGATTTGCTGTTGCAGTATATTCAAATCTATTTGATGTACCGTTAACAGTTGAACCTGCCGCAGCCCATCCACTTGATTTGTAAACTTTTAATTCGTTTGCACTTGTGTCAAAATATAAATCACCAACATCGTTACTGCTTGTTGGGGCTGAACTTAAAATTCTATATCTTTCTGCAAAACTGTTTACTCCAGAAATATTAGAAGCAACTGTAGAAACATTTGCGTTTGCGCCTGCTACTGTTGACACTGCACTAGAAATTCCTGCTACAGTATTTATGTTTGCACTGTTAGAATTTACAGCATTAATATTTGATGAATTATTATTTACAGACGTAAGCGTACTTGAAAGTCCTGCTACGGTGTTAATGTTTGAAGCGTTAGAAACTGCTGAGTTGATGTTTGTAGCGTTACTAACTGCTGAATTAATGTTACTTGAATTATTTGCTACAGCCGTAACGTTGCTAGAAATTCCTGCTACTGTTGATACGTTTGCAGAAATACCTGCCACCGTTGTAACGTTAGCACTTATCCCACCAACAATATTTACGTTAGCTATGTTAGTTGCAACTGTATCTATTTCAGATGTAGTTTCATTTAAATCATCAGCTACAGTCTCAACTTCTGATACGGCTTCTGCTAAATCATTTGCTACTGCAATTACTTTTGCAATGTCTGTTGCTACTGTGTTAACTGAAGTTATGTTTGTTGCTACCGTGTTGATATTTGTAGCGTTAGAATTAGTTGTAGTTATTGCAGATATATTACTGTTAACTGTGTTAATTGCTGTAATGTTACTGTTAACATTATTTAAAGTTGTTTTGTCTGAAGCACTTAGCCAAGTGTTTTCGATGTAGTTTTTCGTAGCCACATCTTGTGCAGACGTTGGGTCAGCAATAGTAGTTAATCTTTTACTTTGTCCATCCCATTGAAAATTTGTATTTGATAGTTTGATTACATCGTTAGCGTCATCAATAGCTTCTTGTCCCATAAAGAAAGCTTGGTTAGAATCAGTATCTAAATCATTTTCTGTTAGGACTGAACCTGCCGCATAATCAACTAATCTTGAAGTTTGACTTGTAGTTCTTCGTATTTCAATAGCACTTGCCGAAGCCGGTGCTGTGTTAAAAGTAATTTGAGTTCCTGCTGAGTTATAAGTGAAAGCAGTTGTAGCTACACCATTAATTGTTACAGTAATGTCAGCCTGGTCACGATATGTAAAATTTACTGCATATTGTGTGGTTGAACCATTTCCTGTGTATCTTACAAATGAATTAGCCATTTATACACTCCTTTTCTTCTTCTAATATGGGTACTTATTGTTATTGTTGACGGTCTTTAGGAAGTTCACTAGTTATTGCTCTCAAAAATTGTTGCAATCCTACTAAGTTATAGAACGGTAATAGTCCTATAGCTTTATTTCCGTCTGATTGAGAGAATGTTCTTTCTGGATTAAACGTAGATTGTGATACAGCTTTCATAGTTGGTATCAACTTTTGAAATATTAAAGAGTAAGTTGGGTTACCAGTTATAATGTTTGTATCAAGTCCACTAGTTCTATATCCAAAGATAGGGTTATCAGTATAAGCAGAGCCTATAATGTTAGCACCTATTGGTAACAAGGAAGCAAACGCAGCTCTTTGAAAACCTGCTTTAGCTATTGTTGCCGGATTTAATCTATTTTCATAAAATTCTTTTTGGTTTGGATGTACTAAACCTGCTAGAGAAGTTTGTGCTGAAAACATTAAAGAACCCCATAACATTGAGTTCATAAATTGGTCAAACACAATAGCGTCTCTCATCTTCAAACCATACAAAAATTGTTTAGCCCAAGATGTAAACATAAAACTTCTAAACTGATATGCTATTTGACCTAAGTGTCCATCTGCATTCATTCCATATTCTTTTAAATATCCAAAGTATGCTTTTTCACCTACGTCAGCTTGTTGTACTGTTCTATGTGCAAGTCTTCGCATAGCCATAATGTAAGTAGCCCTAGTTTCATTAGACCATTTATCAAAATTTGTTTTAGTTATTTTAGTTCCAAGTTCACCTTTAGTCCAACTTGTATGTGCTTTAAATTCGTTTTGTATTTTTTTCATCATAGATGGACTTATTCCTAAATCATCTAATCTGTTTTGCATTTGTGCGTCAGTCATTCTATTTTTACCAAATCTTAATTTAGCAAAAGGATGTTTACCTTTACCTACAGCCCATCTTCCAAAAATTTGTGTAAATTCAGAAACAGTTACTATCTGCATAGCAGAGGTACTCATAAACTGTCCAGAGTATGTGTTAGTAAATCTGTTCATTTGGTCTAATTTATTTTCTACTGTAGTAATAGCGTCATCCGACATATTACTTCCAAAGTCATCTAATCTGTTTGTAACTTGTTGAATAATAGAATGGTTACCAACTCCACCCATTGTGTAATCTATTTCTCTAATAAAATCATCTACACGTTCACCGTTTTCTAAACGTTTCATCATACGTCTTAATTCAGGAACATTTTGTAATGTAGCATTCCAACCAATTAAACCAGTGACGTTACCCATCTCTGACATATTGGCAAAACCTACTTGGTTCATCACCCTTGAATAATTTAATTTACGAATAAATCTTCCTATTGTAGGTGCTAGTCCAGTTGGGTTTTCTGCAAGTGGTCTTCCTTTAATAAAACTATAAGCCATATCCATAGCTTGAATTTCATTATCCATTTGCCATTTTGCTCTTTTAGTAGCGTTAATTTTTACTGGGTCATAACTGTCAACAATTTCTTGTCTAATTCTTTGAAAGTCACCTCTAGATTTTATTCCTTTATAAGCTAAAGCCATATCACCCATAGCACTATGTGTGTAATTCATAAAAATTGCTTCAGCATTATTTTCTAATAAATCAGAAAAGTTTGTTCTGCCGTCTGTATGTCCTTCATTAAATCTAATTCTTCTTTGTAAATAAGATGAACCAGAAACACCTTCTCCTGGTTTAACTTTAAACATTCTATTAATTAAAGCATCAATTTCTTCATCAACCATATTAGTATGCTCTTGCATCATTCTTCTAAATGTTTCACGTTTTTGCATACTAGTAACAATAAAATCTAAATTAACTCCACCTTTAGAAAAGTTTGACCTTTGAACTACAGTTATTAAATTTTCTGCAATAGTCATTTTTTGAGCTGCTGTTAAAGGTCTTTGTTTTACACCTTTAAGCATAGTATCTTCCATAGCATTAACTAAAAATACTTTTAAATATTGTGAACCTTTAGTAGGGTCATTTAATATTTTTTGATATTTTTGTGGATTGTGAACTCTTGTTAAATAATTAAAATTATCTACAATATTTTCAGCACCTTCCACTCCAGTAATTTTAAGCATTTGTAATTGCTCATTTAACAATTGACTTTGTGTCTTTGCCATTTGTTGTATTATTTTTTGACTTTCAGCCGAAGTATATCCTAATTCACTTAATGCAATTTTTTCACCACGTATGGCTCTACCTACTAAATCATTAAATTCTTTTCTTACTTTATTATTATTAGGACTATTCCATTTATGTCTTCCTAAATTTTTTTGTTCTATTAACCATTTTTTTAAAAAGTTTGTGTGAGGTACATGATATAAAACCATCATTCTATCTACGTTCATATCTTTAACTTCAGATACAGTTATAGGTCTTGTATAATTTGTATTTCCTTTTTTTGGCGTAGAGTCTCTAACTAAAAGACTTCCAAATTTTCTCATTTTGTCACTCATTGTTGAACCCATTGCAGCAGAAAAATCAAATCTAAATGCTCTAGCCCAAGTTTCTGGTGTCAAATCAGCGTCACGCAAAATGTTAAATTCTGCCATTCTACCTCTGACATATTCATTGGCTGTTGCTCTACTGTCAAAAGTACCTTCTGGTTTTGCTTCATCCCAATTACATATTTTTTTTGCCATTATTTACATTTCCTCACTTCAATTGTTCCGTCTTTATTTACTTGCATAATTAATTCATCTGGTTTTCCAGATTGATTTTCTATCATTCTAACTTCAAATCTACCGTCTGCTCTTTTAGTTGTGTGTAGCGCTAAATCGTAATTAGGGTCATACCAATCAAAAGTTCTTTCACCATTTGGTTTTAAAGGGTTAGGATTATTAGGACCAGGAATAAGATTACTATTATTAGAAGGTGGTGGTTCAAACCCTCCATCATCTCTAATTAATTTAGTATCACTTTCATCCATTGTGTCTTTAAATTGTTTTGTAAAATTTGTGTTTGTAACTCTAGGTCTACGTATTCCAAATAATCCACCAAGAAATGCACCTGTCATTACACCGTGCATAACATTATCAATATCTAAATCTGGTCTTTGTGAAGCAAGATAAGTTTCTATTGCACCAATAGATACTGCACCTGCACCTGCTTTTCTTAAAATTCTATATGCTCTTGCACTTTTTTGCAAAGCAACTACTGGCGCTAACAATCCGTCTGTAGCAATAATTGCTGTCCACGCCGCAGGGTCAGTAAACGCAGCCAACAATCTTAACATAGTTCCTTTACCAACACCTTGAGAATTAATTTTATCTTCTAATTCTAAATGTTTTAATAACTGTTCTCTTATTTGTTGAGCGTGTGCTAAACTGTGTGCGTGTGCAAATTCTTCTCTATAATCATCTGGTAAATCTGTACTAAGTTCATCTAATAATTCTTGTGATAAAACAAAATTTACATCTGGTGCTAAATCTTCTCTACTAAATTGTTTGTATAAATTAGTAGCAATCATTTCATCTTCGTATGCGCCTTTTGTTGCGTCACCTAAAGTGAATTTCTTTTTTAAATCTTGTTGTCTTTTGTAAGTTACATTTGCTATTTGGTCTAAATCTTCTTGGTCATAAGGCGTAGCATAATCTAAATTCCATAATTGTGGTGGCTCTATATTATTTATAAAATCTTTAGCTGAATCAGTTTCAAACTTCTGTCCCATAGCTTCAGTTTCTTTATCAATTTCTTGATAGCCTTCAATTAATTCTGGAATAATTTTAGCATTTTCTTCAGCTTGTGTATTGTATTCTCTTATACCGTCAATAGCATTTCCTACTGTATTTGTAATATTATCTACTGAAAAAACATTTTCTGTTTCTGTTTTAAGAATTTCTGTTTTAGCTTCGTCATCTATATAAGGGTTCATCATAACTTCTGGCAATGAACCATCCATACGTAAAGCGTCTGCTTTTAACTGATTATCAATTAAACTTGTGTCACTTTTTTTTAGCGATTGACTGTGCATACTCCCACTTGTGTTTACAACAAAAGGGTCACCATTATCATAAGAATATGTAACAGCAGTTTTCTTTCCTTCAACTAAAGAATCTCCTACTGTATAATTTGTAATTTGACTAAAGCCTAAATCGTTTGCAGCTCTATTGTAATTTCTAATTCTTCTATTAACTAAACCATTCATTACAGCATTTGTTCCTGTTGCAGGGTCATTAGCTGAAATAATATCTAACGTATTTTTTAATGCAGACTCATAGTTTCCACTTATTAAATCATTTTTAAAACCATTAAATAATTTTCCAGAATTATAATATTGGTCTGAAGCAACAATTTTCATTGAGTTTGGTAAATTATTCCAAGTGTCTTCACCAACATCTTTTTTCATTTGTTCTATATTATAAATAACAATTTGTTTTGCTAAATCTTTGTCAGACATTTCTTCAGCATTAAGTTTATTAAAACTTAAAAAGTTTTTAAGACCATCAGCTATGTGTGTTATACCATAACCTCTAGTTCCTACACCACCTTCTAAAGCAACTTTTCTTCCTTCTGTTCCTTCATCTTCAGCAAGTATTTCTAAAAATTGGTTTACCCATTCTTCGTTCATTTATTAACCTTTATCTGTTCATTTAATAATAATTTCTTTTGATTAGCTGCATTTTCTAATATGATTTTCATATCTTTATCTGCTTTCATCATATCTTCAATTGAGCCATCCATAAAATCTCCAGTCGATACAATTACAAAATCTCCGTTTGGTGTCATAACTGGTAATTGAGAATTTTTATCTGTTAAAACTAATAGTCCACTTTTAAAAGGACGTACTACTAAATCTTCTGCGTAATATTTTAAATCACCTTTTCTATCTTCTACTAAAGGTATGTCACCTTCGTTAAAGAAACCATCAAGTTTGCCTGCTTCTTTATATTTTTCCATCCAAACAATTTCAAATTTCTTAGCTATTGCTCTGCTTTTTTCTGTAAGTTTTGTTGGGTCTGCGGCAGGGAAAGATGAATTATTAACAAGAACACCATCTACTAAAGTGTGTCTAGTAGACACTTCTTCAATAGCAAATTTAATTGCGTCTTCTTTATTCATTCCTGCTTTCATCATTGTCATAGCAGTCATAGTTGCTCTTTGTGAAACCAAAGACATATCAACATCATCCCAATCAAATGTAGGGTAATCTCTTGTAATAGATTTAACCCAGTCTGGTAAATCTTCTTTATTAACTCCAACAACTCCACCTATCCAAGGTATACCTTCATCAAACCATTTATCAAATTTACCTTTAACATCATCATAGACATCTTCTTTGTTTAAATTTGTGTTTGCATATTGTGAAGCAGGATTAGTTACAGCTTCATAAGCTTTCATAATTGCTCTGTCTTGTCCCATGTTTGTATTTCTCATAAGATTATTTACAATTTCATAGAACGTTGCTGCGTTTGTACTAGCGTATTTAGTAGGAACTTTATCACCGTAAATTGTTCTTAATTGTTGATATCTTTCAAATCCTCTTGTAAAAATATCAATACCATCAGGGTCAATTGTACTGTCATTACCTGCAACTTTAATTACATTAATAGAATCAAATCCCATTGTAACTTCATTTTTCCAAGTAGGATGTTGTATTCCATTAGCGTCTAGCATTTTTTGTGTTAATTGAAATTTTGTAAATTCACCTAAATCTTTTGGTATATCACCATTAGCAATCATGTTGTTAATGTGTGGCATTAATATTGTTTGTTCCCAAGCTACTATAGAGTCATTTATATCATCATCTGATAAACCAATTTTAGTATTACCACTTGAGTCTGTGTAAGTAGTTTCATCTTTTTTATAAGCATGACCTTTAGAAATTAAATCTACGCCAATTGCTAGTTTACTTGATGTTGCTACTGTACCTTTAATTGCAGCAATAATTTTTGTTGCTTGTTCTTCTGTTTTGGGAGTTCTTAAATAAGAAGGCAGTTTACCATCTTTACCTCTGTTCATTGTAAGATATGTAACAATATCAGTTAACATTTGAGGGTCAGTAATTAAACCAGTATCTTGTAAATCAACTACTTGTTCAAAATAATTTAATACTTGTTTATTCCATTCATCTTTATTTATAAATTTTTCATTAACAACTTTGTCAGTTCTTAAAGTTTCTAAATCTGCTACTCTTGTAGAAGAATTATATATTTTTTCTGTTGTATAGTCTGGTGTTCCTGCGTCTATTTCTTTTTCTGTTATAAAGCCACCACCTTGTTCCCAAGCTTTAGCAATAATTTGAAAAGAAGCTGCGTTTGTTGCTCTGTTTAATTGTAAACCTTTTGCTATAGACACTTTTTGTTCTAAGTCTAATCTCATTTGGTTCATAGAGTCTGTGTATGCTCTAGTGTAAGATTTATCTTGTGTACTTAAATCTCTTATAGGATTTCCTGTAGGCTCACCATTTTCATTAACTGATTGAAATAAGCCATCTATATCTAGATTAGCCATTGCGTCACCTTTATCATCACCACCAGTTATATTTGTAACTTTAGTATTAATATTATTAAAATCTTCAATAGCGTGTGATAAACCAAAATTAGAATTTACAATTGCTTGAGTGTAATAACCTTTTAAGTTTGCAACTCTAGGGTCACCCTTATCAATTAACTTTTTAATTTCTGTTGGGTCTGTAATACCTTGTGCTTTTAAATTATCAAAAACATCTTGTGCTTCATTTTGTTGTTCTGTTTTGTAATTGTCAGTAAACTTGGCAAAAGATTTATTAAAGTTTTTTAGCGAATTTGAAATTTGATTTAGTTCACTATCTTTTGCTTCTCTAGGTCTACCTGTAGAAGTTGATTGATAACGAATAGGTACGTATTGTGATTTATATGCCATGCTTTATCCTTTAAAAAACTTTCTATCTTCATTACCTGCATATTCTGTTGCACCACCAGCTATATTAATTGCTAATGCCATGTCACTAGGTTCTACTGGTACTGGAAGATTGTTAATTGTATTTGCGTAAGAAGCATAAGCTTCGTTTTCTTGTCTGTTAAACGACATCATATCTTTAGTAAACGCCATGTTAACATCCATAAAATCTTTATCTGTATCTGTACCTACGTCTTTATATATTGCTGTAGCGTTACCAACATTAAGTGCTAATTGTTTTGATAATAATTTAATTTTTTCTTTTTTAATTGCAAACTTCTCTGCTGACTTTTCTTTTGCTGCATTAATTTTATTATTATCTATTTGTCCGTAGTCATCAAACAGAGATGCACTCGCAGCATTTTTAGCATGAAAGTTTGAAACAGAAGTTCTATAGGCTTGTTCCTTTTTAGCGTTATGGTCGGCTATCGAACTAACCACATTTAACGCAAAGCCTGCTTCTGCTGTACACATATTATTTTAACTCCTTCATTACTAATATAAAATTTAATTTTTCATGTCCGTATGGTAACTTTTTCTTTGGTTCAAATCCTAAGAACTGTAACCATTTTAAAGTTTCCCAATTTCGTTCATCTACAAAGTTGTAAAGATATTTATAACCTTTACCCATTTCGTTTACCCAATGAGGACATTCTTTTAAGAATTGTCTTACATGGTTTCTAAGTTGGTCGCTTGATAACATCCAAGCTACACCATAATCTTTTTCATAGGCACATGGGGTTGACCCAAACATACCAATAACACCTTCTTCTTTTGTTCCTAAGATTGAATAGTTTTTTGCACCTTCATAAGTGAAGGGAAGAACTAATGCCTTTAATGGACTTAGGTTGTCCGAAGCTTTAATTTCACGTCTATCTGCTAAACGCATTTTTGGTGCTAAGTCGATACAATCATTAATGACTGCTTCTCTTACGCATTTTTCCATATTACATCCTTCTATTTCTTCTATGATAAAATCCTTCAATTTCTGCTGATATAAAGTGACAAGGCAAATGTGAAGTTGAAGTCAATTTACAAACATATCCTGTATTTTTACTTTGGATTGGAATAGTAAATGTACCACTTGCAATGTTAGGAACTCCAACTACTGAAGAAGCTGAGTTAATAACATTTCCTGACATTTCATAACTAGTTAAACTTCTACCGTCTGGTAAAACTGTTGCTTTAAAAAATCCACTATCTTGAAAATCAACATTTAAAGTTCTAATTTGATATCTTCCAGAAGTTATTGCTACAGCACCAGTTGAACTTTGTTCTCTTACATATGGTTTTGAAAACTCATATACAGATTCAAAAGATGAACCAAAAATACAAGAAGTATGATTACCTTTAACTACAACTGTAGTACCACTTTGACTATCAATAGTTAAGTCTGCACCATTTGTAGAGTCCATAGCCATTAAAGTTTGGTTATGTGCATATGGTATTGTAAATGTAGTTTTATCAGTTGTGCTGCTATAACTACCACTTAATACTGAAGTTTGCATATCAATACTTACTGGAAAAGATAAAGAACCAAAATTAGGATTTCTTAAATCTATTCTTAATAATTTTAAATTTCTTTTTTCATTTGCTAATATGTAAATATAACTATCGTAAGCTTCTGCTGAAATTATTTGCATATTATTAAATGTAAATTTGGACCAGGCTGATTGTACTTTTTTATCAGCGTCCCAAAAATATTTATAAACAAACATTGTGTTTGCATTTGTAGATGTAATATCTGAACTTGCTGTGTAAGGTGCATTATTACTTCCGTCTAACGTATCGTGACATAACACAACCATTGTATCTTCAATGTTGTTAGAAACAATTTTGTATGCGTTGTTAGGAATTAATGTGTTAACTCCAATTGTTATATCTAAACCATCGTTAGTTAGTGTATCATCATCTGCAAAATATTCTGTTATTGCAGTTTTATCATTTCTGTTTTGTGCAAAGTAAACAAATTTACCTGCCGCTTTAGGTTCAACTTTAGTGTCATGTGCAAACGTACTTGTTTTAGAAAGTACGGCTGTTGTTGGTGTAATACTATCACCAGAAGATTCTAATATGTATTGTGCTTCTGCTGAAAATAATAAAAGTTGTTCGTTAAAATCTATAGTGTTGTAAAGTTTGTTTACAGTTGTACCACTAGCTGCAATATCAATAGGGTCAGTATCTAATACATCTGTACCAGTTGTTACATAAAAATTATAATACTCACCATTTTCTGTCATAATTAAATTCTGTCCAGAAATAACTCCCAATCTATTTTGAAAGAAAGTTAAGTTAGATATTTTTTGTCCAACAAAACTTGGTGCAGGGTTTGTTGTTTCATCACCTGCTACTCTGTTAGTGTAAGTTTGTTGTGCAAAAGTAAATGTACCATTATTATTGTTAACTAATGCGTGTGGCATTGTACTGTTGTCTAGTCCAAGTTTTACACCTGGTCCTACAGTTTCTTTCCAAACACCGTTAGCTACAAAATTTACATAGTAATCTGAAAGTGTGTCACCTTCTTCACCAGTAATTTGAATAATCATTCCTGGTTTTGCATAGTAAGGTAAATCTGTAAAATCTTGTATAGCGTCTTTTACTGCATACATAGCTTGGTTACCAAAACCGTCTGTAGTTTCAACTCCAAAAGTACCACTACTAGCTGAAAGATAAATAGTGTTACCATAATGTATATTAGAAAACGTTCCTGTAATTCCAGAATAGTTTGCTAATCCTTGTGACGTACTTAATGTTGCGCCAGTATCAGTTCTAATAGTTTTAAATCCTATACCGTCTGCACTACCAGACCAGTGTGAAGACGCAGTTCCATATAATAATATATGTGCAATCTTTTCTGTGTCTCTAAATTTACCGTCTGTTGAAGCGTCATTACCAGTAGGCATTTGAAATTTAACTTCTATTGGATATGACCAAGTAGAATGATTTAATGTTACACTATATTGTCTACCGTATTGTGAACTTTTAACATAAATTAAACATTCTTGAATTTTTGCTGCTGTTGTACTAGAATTTTCTGTTACTGTTTTTTGTCCATTAGAGACAAAAGTGTAGTCTGCAATGTTTGTAAATTTTAAATCTTCTATAGCATTAGTAGTAGTTAAGTAAGAATTACCATTTGGAAAACTTACTGTCTTTTCATTACCTGCTAAATCAAAAACTTTAACACCTTGGTTATAAAATATAGCAACATATTGATTACTACTATCTCTATTAATCCATTGCACTGCACAATTGTTTGGCATTGCTTGTGATGATAATAAATTAGAAACAAACTGTGTTCCTGCTCTTTTAGATAATCCGTCTATAATGTTTGATTGAAAATTTACTTGGTCTTCAGCTTGAGATACATTTCTTTGAACTGCATTTTGCTGACTAATACCATTAATAAGATTTGGAATTGACTGCGATATAACTGCCATGGTCTAACTCCTTGATGAACGTTTGTTGCCACGATTAGTAATGTAATTCATGTTATATTCATCTTTAAGAATATTAGCGTCCATTGCTCTTGTGTCAGCTTGTTCAAACTGTACGTGTGCTTCTTGTTCATCTATGTTTGCTAATTTAACTAATTCACTTGCACCAATATATCGAGCTGCAAAACGTCTTGACGCTTTTACTACAATATATCTTCGTGCATATTCTGGAAGATGTTCAAATTGTTGAACTAAAACTTTATCTATTTGTGGGTCCAGGGTGAATACATCTGTATGATTTTTTAAGTCATATAAAAAACCGTTACGAATAGTGTATTGATATAAATATTGATAAGGTCTAGAAGCTTCTGCTTGAACGCAGTTAGAGTCTAGAGGAACTTTGTTGTCTGAGTCCCTTGCTTGTGTAACTTCAAATTCTCTGTTAAAAAACCATCCTTGTGACTGAACACTCATAGAAGTTTCATCTAAAATATTCTTAGCGACAGCTACGTCTGTTCCTATATTTCCTGTAATAGAACTGACTGGGGCTTCTCCGATAAAACTTAGCATAGTATTAATTGCTATAAGTTCCGTTGTCGCTGTAATTTGTGTTGTCATGATTTTCCTTTTTTAAATTAAAGTAGGGGAGTCAGTCTCCCTCATCCCCTACTCCTATATAGTATAAATAAACTTAATAAATATTAAGCGTCTTTAATTCCTACTGCACTTTCTGGTCTTAATACACCATGTCCCATAGCGTATTTAGCAACCATTAAAGTACCTTGTCTTCTAATGTCGTATTCCATTTCAGTAGCTAAATCCATTAACTTAACAGTTCCAACTGCTGTAGGGTGACAAACTAAACCTTCGAAGTTAGTCAAGTTAACTGCTTGAGGGTTTGAACCACCCTGAGTAGCAGAACCTTGGTCAACACCTGAGTTCACGTTTGAAGCAACAAAATGAGGAACAGCAATTAATCTGATACCTGCAATTTGTAATACCCTTCCTGAAGCAACACCACCGTTAGCACCACCACTGAAGTCAACATTGACTGCGTTTGTAGCGTTTGCTAATTTGTAGTACATTTCAGGTTTTAAGAAACAAACTCTACCGTCAGCCGGTACATATTTATTGTCTAATGTTTTTGCAGCATCAAACAATGAATCTATCATTCCATTTGCAGATGTTGCTGCTGTTGCAGAAGCGATAGCAGTATTAGTTAATACTGTACCTGTATCTCCACCAGTAACGTTAGCAGTACTTGTTAGAGCTGCTTGACCAACTGTTTGTAGAACGTGTTTGTCTTTTTGGAAAGCTAATGCTCTTCCAATCTCAGTAGAATATGAACTTCTCACATCCCAATGATTTTTAGCTTCTTCAATATTTGATAAAAATGCTGAAGATATTAAAAGGTCATTAATTGTAATAACCTTTTCGTTGTGGTTCACATCAGAACCGAGTATTTCTGCACCAGGTGTATGGTACGCAGCAGTTGTTCTACCCATTACTGGGAAAGTTGCTGATTTACCATTACTGATACTTCTTACTGAATCAGTGCCTTGTGTTTTACTTGCTCTTTCAAAAGAAGTAATAACTTCTCCGGAAAAAACTTTTAAAAACAATGCGTCTTCTGAACCAGAAGCGTTTACTCGTCCAATGGAAGCCGGAGTTGCGTTTGACATATTTGTCTCCTTTTTCTATTGTTATTGTTTAAAAAGCTTTCACAAGTTTCTAGTTTGTTTCACAAGATTGTCGTTCCTCGGAACGGTCAAGTTAATGGACTTTAACTTTGTGTTAGCAGTTGCTACCTAAATAGGTAACACAACTATGATTTAGCAGTTTTCGCAGCTCGTTTAAATTGTGCTGCTGTAGGTCTGCCTTTTGTACCTGCTGTTCGCATTTTTTCACCACTACCTGCTTTAATTCTAGCACGTTTTTTGTGAATGTTTGCGTAGAGTCCTGTCTTTGCCATGTTAATACCTCTTATTTTTTGGTTTCGGTTTTGGTCTTGGTTTCGGTTT